TCTCGTAGTCTTTCACTACGTCTTTTGAATATTTCAAATTCATCGATTATCTCCACTCAAAATGTCCCACCAAGCATGCATTACTTAATCTCCCATCTGTAGAAAATGTGGTCTTGGATTTCCACAGTTTTCTGTTTCGTTTTTGCCCAGCCGGGCGTCACATAGTCTGCATGGTAGAACAAAGCACCGTCCGTAATATCTAAGAACGGTAGAGTATTACTCAACCATGATTTTGCATAATCAAAAAATTTAAGAAATGTTTTTGTATTCTTAGGCACATCAGACTTCCCATCACAGTACCAGCTAAACTGGCATCTATTCTTAATAGGATAAAACACTGCATCATTTTTGTCAAGGGTCTTTTTGGTTTTCCACGATTCTCTCGTAGGCCCTTGTTCGATAACGCCACATATTGTATTAGGAAATCTCTTATCGTTTACTCGGTTGAAGACTACAGCTGTAACTGCAAGAACACCAGCAGTGCCTTGATTTCTAGCCTCATAATACATATTCAGTGCTAAACATTCAGCAGAACGATCTATGTAAGGCTCGGCATTAGACGAACTGACAGGAAACAACATTGCTCCTGTCAGTAAAAAACCTAGTACCAATCTACTCATTGCCAAATTTCTGTGTGAGATAATCTCTGGCATAATCACCAGCCATGGTTGACCGAAAAGCGTTATCAGCGGCAGCAACGACTTCATCGATGCATTGCTCATCACCACCGAAAGCGTATCCATCACAGAACTCTTCGATATCCATTATCAAATTTTTCATCTTACTCATATCCATATTCCTTCATGAACAGTTTAGTTAACGGGCCTTGCATCCGATAGGCTTCTGTTTCCCACGGCTGCTTCTCATAGGCGGTGTTCTTGTAATTACGATACTTACCGTCCTTACACTTCCACAACTGCTTGTAACCACCTTTGAACTTGTCTTTCATGCGACCTGTGGCACCCTGCCACACATGCACCATTTCGTGAATGATGGTTTCAATCAACTCTTCTTTACCAACCAACTTATGTAGCCGATGGTCAATCTCAATCACATAGTCACGGTCATCGTCACCACGATAACAGAACCCATGAGCACCATCTTCAAGCGTCTTGGTAAATTTAAGATCAATATCCAATACACGGTGACGAGGCATCAAATAGTCCATGCACCACCAGATAATCTCATCTGCCAGTTCACGGTCTTTTTTGCGACCACCTGTAACTTCAACACCAATCATTGATAACTCCTTACCATCAATATATACATTATCGCATATGCAGAGATTATAGTCAAGCAAATAATGGCACTCTAAGTGGTTGATTTATAAAGATTTTCAAAAAAAGTTAGATTCCTGATGCAGAACCCTTGATCTGATCGTAGGTTTCATTCTCTATCAACATGTAATCATCGTTCCAAAAGAACGCTTCCTTAACCACATTTGCGGATAGTCCCTTGTAAGCCTTGTGTAGAGATTTGTCTTTCGCAGCAACCAAAAGTTCTGCTTCGGACGGATGTAGACCCTCTAGTAGTTGTACAAACATGGCTTCACGTTTGTTCTGGGACAATGCACCATTTCCCCCTTTGACGAAGTTATACAGTTTCCTAGCTTCCCAAGCCAAGTCCGTATGCTCAGTTCCTTCTGGTGCATCATTCGGCACATATGGTACAGGCCCTTCAGGCAACAACCACTGAATTTTGGGATCAAATGAGGATTTAATCACCATACGGAAAGAATCCGTATTATTGTCTTGAAGGAATTTCACCTTCTGCTTCTTGGTCTTCAGTTTACCAAGCTTATCTAAAAGTTCAGAATATAGCATTGTATATGTTTGTTCGGGCATTTCAAAATTCTCCTATTGAATCCGTCAGAGATTTTAGTCTCTTCTCTATAAAGTAATTTAGTAGTTTGCTTCGATCAGGTATTTCAGCTGATCTAAAGTTTTCCAGAATTTCTTCTCTAAGTTCTTCTGGACACTCTGTTAGGTCTATGAGTTTCTTGTTTCTCTGGTAGTTCCTCAAGACCTCATCATTAGGGGCAACATCTGAAAATTCGTGATCAGCCCACGATGATATCTTTTTCTTACCAAGTGGCTTCTGTCGAAGCCCATCGGTAAAAGTGTTATCTGGCGACAGCACATTTGGTACACCATCACTGGCGTCACCTTTGAATACATGTTCTATCAAATAGAAGTCAGGGTTCTCACCATTCACCATCTTCTTTGTGATAGGACTATACTGTTTGACATTTGGGTATCGTTGCAACTGAATGAAGTCTTTATCACCAGAGAGAATTAGTACTTCCTCTGCAACCTCTGTAACCAGACTGGCAATGATATCGTCAGCCTCTGCACCGTATACCTCTAGAAATTTATAGGGTAGGTTATCTTTGATCTCTGCCTTGATTGCGTTCAAACACTCAAAGATTGCATCCCAATTTTTACCATCCGACTCTCTCTTGGTGCGGCGACCAGCCTTGTACTGTGGATAGAAATCACGCCTCCAATAATGTTTAGAGTCATAACACAACACTAATTCACCATATTCTGAAGAGAATCGAGTGCGATACATACGCAAGGAATTGAGTATCATGTGACGAACCATATTTTCATCTGGTTCTGTGTTCTTTGACATATGCAAATGCATCATAACACTCGCCAGACTAATCTGGTTCATATCAACTAAAATCATTTGTTTTCCTTTGACACATGCATACAATCAAATTGTATTCTGTAGAATCCATTATTTAGATGTGTAGACCAATTCTTTTTACTGATCTTTTCTTCGCACACTTTCTGTGTCATTGGGGTATTGTAAACATATTGATTACCTATGTACTCCCAAGCTCCTGTGATATTTTGACCCCACATAGAGAGGATCATTACAAACTCTTTCATTTTTTCACCACCATATGAGCGTTGAAGCTCATACTCCTTCTTTCTCCATCACATTGAAAAGGATAAACAAAATGTTTTAGCCATGACGGGAAAATAAGTAACTTCCCAACCTCTGGCATAAACTTAATGTTATCACTACGAAAATCTTGAGCGTCACCATAACAGAATTCAATCAAACCACTAGCCGGATAGTGATCTTCAAAATCTTTTGCAATCTCCTCATTCATACCATTGGGCAGTTTAAGGTATATCACAGCAGAGAAGTCTCCTGTATGATGGTGCCAAGGATTAAACTCGCCGGCATACTGACTTACAATCCAACTCTGCGTTAGATGAATATTGTCTAGTGTAGGAACAGCATCTCCAGCCATTCTGCGCCAACCATTTGCCTTATTGATTTCACGCAAATGAACCAGATAATCTAGACAGCCCTGTTTCATAACATTGAAAAGAAATTCTTTCTCCTCTTTGTCTGAAATAGGAATTTGTACCTCTTTGTGTACCTTACCCACAAGCTTGTGTGACCAATCCCATTGAGCACTCTTGTTGTCATCCGACAGAACATCATCACCTGTGCGATTGATAATCTCAACAAATCGATCTGGAACTTGTGATTCCATTATCATTGGAGAAAATGGGCTATGAAATTTCGGGGTCATCATTTTCATCCTTAAACTGTTTCACAAACGTATCAAGAGACTTTATGTCCACTTCACTTATTGGGGTATTATCTGCCTCTATAGTAAGATCAACAAAATTATCTGTCAATCCTTGTAGAGCATGAGTGTAGCCCATATCTCTATATATCGTTGCCTTCACTAGTTCGATAATCATTCCCATATCTCGAATAAATGAATTTTCACTAACATCGATACCGTTCTCACCCATCGAATGAATCATTTGAATCATCAGAGTTTGAGTCAGATCATCAGCAAAAGCTAAGTTCTCTTGCGCCTGAACTACATCTATATTAGGCTGTTTTACTTTTCCGTTTCCCCACGGCCCTCTTACTACGTTTTCTGGTAGTCCGTTGTCTTTTGGGTCTTTCGTCATCTGGTTTTATACCTTTAAGTTCATCATTCATTTCTTGTGTCCAGATCAAACCTAAGTCTGGATAAAAAGTACCAACATCTCGTTTTGGTTCACCCTTAAATGGGCCGTACCAGTAGTATGCCAACGCAATACATCTATTGCGTATCTTCTTGTCTGCATATTCACCATAGAACATGTCAGTCCAATCACCTGTTCGTAGATAACTCTTCATACTTCGAATATAGGATTCAGCGTAAGACTTTCTAGCCTCTGCACCTTTCATACCAGCCTTCACATTTTTACGTTCGGCAGAGGCAAGGTCTTTCTGTGTTTTAATCCATTCCTTGACTCTCTTGGGATGTAATTGGTGATCGTCTGGCAAATTACGTAGACTTTCGTGAATATTAGTCTTACCATAATTCGGATCAGCAGCTGCCTTCTTCTCTCTCGCCTTTGCAAGACGTTCAGCAGCAGCAACTCTCTGCTCCTCAGTCATAGGTTTTCGTGGTTTCCTACGTTTAGGAGCTTTCCATTCTGAATTATCAGTGCGAACTGTAACCTTTTTTCTAGGCATCAATATCCCTTTTCTTCCAATCGTTTCTGAAGTTTCTTCTCTGTTCGCCGTTTCGCAGCGGCCTGTGCCCTACGTTTCTTCTCACCTTTAGTCATGGCAAACTCACGTTTCCTTAACTCGTTGAACAAACCATCTTCTTGAAGTTTTTTCTTCAAGACTCGCATGGCCTTTTCAACATTGTTATTACGAACTTCGACTTTCATTTTATCTCCTCATATTTGCCAAATCTTTGGCATCTTGTTTCCTACGAATAGGTACTGCATTAGATTTATGCATCTGTCCAATACCTATAATTTCAGTACCAGTATAAACTTTTGGTTCTGGTTTTATACAAGTGGTAGGAATGGTGCCGCCGGAAGGATTCGAACCCTCGACCTTCTGATTACAAATCAGATGCTCTACCGACTGAGCTACAGCGGCCTGTTCTTGGTCGGAGTTGTAAGATTTGAACTTACGACCCTCTGCTCCCAAAGCAGATGCGCTACCAGACTGCGCTAAACTCCGTATTCCCATTTTCTTCAGAAACTTTTTGTGTTCTTCTTCTGCCTTCAGAAGTGATTTAGATTTTTTACCTACCTTGCGCCGTTTAGTGCTTGTCGTTGTGTAATAGCTAGGGAGTAAATGCATACCCTTCATTTATATAGTTCCTTCAATTCCCACTGATTATTGACCTTACAGGCAGTACCCTTCATCTTGCGACTAATATCACCAACCATAACGTCTGTCTCAAACTCTCTACATGTTCCGTTGGTAGAAGTGGGTTTTGACCTCACCGCAACCTGTCCACGTTTATAGTAAGTATACTGGCCGTTTGGATTATTGTCAAGCGCCAATTGTAATTTTTGTGCAGCATGAATTTCATCAACCTTGTCAAATAGCGCACCAACCTCATGACCAAGAACCAAACCGATTATCCCCA